AAAGGACCACAGCATGCAGAAAAGCTATCGCAAAGTGGGCGGAGATGGGGGCGTCCGTCTGATGGAGAAGATCAAAGAGAAAAGCCAGGGCATCGTCAGTGTGGTCACGGATGACACTGATATTTCGCTGGCTCATCTGCTTCAGAAGTACGGCAATGGCGACGTGAAGATCGGCTACTGCTTTGACGGGCGGCGTAACCGCTGGCGTGTCGTCAAGATTCGGGCCAAGCGCATTCGGCGCGTTCAGCATCTTTCGGGGGTCAAAGGATGATGGATTTCTTTTGATAAAACTTTGATCCGTTACCGGGGGGTGATTACATCATGACTTCCGAGCGGTTTCAGAAACTTACCGAGGCTATGCCTCCCGGATCGGTCATTACAGCAGACGATCTTATTGACCGCAGCGAACAACAGAAACGAAAGGAAACGAAACCCATGAACACCAACACCGAAAGAGACTGGAAATAAACCAAAATGGCAAAGCGCAAGCCGAAATATCAGAAGGTAACGTCCCCGGCAGGCCGGGCAATCTTCCCGCGACTCAATGAACCCGACACGAAGTTCGACGAAGACGGCGTGTTCAAGGTGGACCTTGCGGTTGACCTGGAAAAGGCCGCTGACTTCATGGAGAAGGTCAGTAATATCGTCAATGACTTCGCGGAAGAGCAGCGAGCCGAGCAGCCGAAGCTGAAACGGTATTCCATTGAGATGCCTTGGGAAGACGAGATGGATGACGACGGCAACGAAACCGGCAATGTCCGCATTCGGTTCAAGCGGAAAGCCGTGGTGCGGCCTAAGGACAAGGAACCGATTCACTTCACGGTTCCCATCTTTGACGCCAAGCTGAACCAAATGAACGAACAGGTTTGGGGCGGCTCGACTCTCAAGGTCAGTGCGGAGATCGTTCCGTATGCGATGGCCGCGCTCAAGCAGATCGGAGCCTCGTTGCGTATTCGCGGCGTTCAGGTTCTGGAACTGGTGAGCGGTAGCTACGCCGATCCTTCGTCCATGTTTGACGAAGAGGAAGGCTTTGAGACCACCGGCGACAGCGGCAACTCCAAGAGCGGCGACAACGAGAATGGCGAAGCGGCGGCGGAAGGCCAGGATGGCGACGACGCGGACGCGGACTTCTAAGCCAAACGGAAAGTACCGCTCCAAGTTTGAAGCGAGGATGGCAGAAAGAATCCGTGAGGCGGGGCTTCCAGTTCGTTATGAAGTTCCCGCTTCGCGGATTTCTTATACCATCCCGGCGCGGCAAACGCGCTACACCCCTGACTTCCTGTTACCCAACGGGATCGCCCTTGAAATAAAGGGGCGATTCACGGCGGCGGACCGTAAGAAACACCTGCTGATTCAGCGGGAGCATCCCCATCTTGACATTCGCTTTGTGTTTCAGAACGCCAACAACAAGCTGTATAAGGGGTCTAAGACTACCTATGCGGCGTGGTGTGAGAAACACGGTTTTGAGTTTGCCCACCGAGATATACCTGATGAATGGTTGAACTGAGAAGTGTCCCCACAGAAAACCCGACGCGCGACTGAACTGATCGTCATTCATGCGTCGATGACTCCCCCCGACCTAGATGTTGGACTTGCGTACCTTGACAAGCGCCACCGAGCTTTAGGCTTCCTGCGTTGCGGCTATCACTATGTTATTCGCCGTGATGGAAGCGTTGAGGCCGGTCGGCCGGTCGATGATTGCGGGGCTCACTGCTTTGGCGTGAATGACCGAAGCGTTGCTATCTGCATGGTGGGCGGGGATGACAACGACGGAATGGATGGGTTCACAGCGGAGCAGGTTGAAGCGCTCCGTGCCTTAGTGACCAACACGCAAGCGCGATACCCCGAAGTTAAGCATATTGTCGGCCACCGTGATCTGGACGGATCGACGCGATGCCCCTGCTTCGATGTTCGCAATGCGTTGAAAGGAATACTGACCCAATGAGTGCCGCAACTATGACAATGCCTCAGACACAAAACGGGATGGTGATTCAGCATCTGGAATCAACAGACCCGCAGACCGGCGAGCCGCGCACGATCTCCCCGCTGGAAGCGTTTGCGCTTTACCGCATCTTCCGGCTATCCGCCCGCGTCTATGACATCAACAAGCGGTTCGAGGCGGACGGCGACTCGCGCCGCATCGTGGCCGAACTGAAGTACGACCCGAACGGCAAGCGGTACGCCCGCTACTCGCTAGAGGAAGATGCCGGTGAGTAACGCCGCTGAGTTTGTCGGACACCGGCCGTGTCCTAAGTGCGGCTCGTCGGATGCTCTTGGCGAATACTCAAGCGGCTGGGCGCACTGCTTCTCCTGTGACGCGAATATTCCTGTGACTAACGAAGCGGAAGGGGCAGCCCCTGCTGACGGAAGCCCTGGTAGCCGTGATCCTGTGGTTACTTCTGGTGGCCGCAAACACGGACTGGTCGATATTGGCGAGCCTTCGGCGATTTCCAAGCGAGGACTGACAGACACCACCTGCAAGTTCTGGCGTTATCACGTCGGCAGCTACAAAGGCCAGCCGGTACAGATAGCCAACTACCTTGACGACCGCCGCCGAGTAGTCGCACAGAAGATTCGCTTCCGCGACAAGGACTTTAAGCTGCTGGGCGATTCATCGAAGATTGGCCTGTATGGTCAATGGCTCTGGCGGGACCACGGACGGCGTGTGGTTGTCACTGAAGGCGAGATCGATGCGCTGTCCCTGAGTCAGCTTCAAGGTAACAAATGGCCGGTGGTGTCGGTCCCGCAGGGTGCGCAAAGCGCCAAGCGGTACATTGCTCGCAACCTTGAGTGGCTTGAAGGTTTCGATGAAGTCGTCTTTCTCTTTGACAACGACGACCCCGGCCGCGCGGCGGCGGAAGAGTGCGCTCAGGTAATCTCCCCCGGCAAGGCCAAGATTGCCGCGCTGCCGCTTAAGGATGCCAACGAGATGCTGGTTGCGGGGCGGGCCAAGGAACTGCTGGATGCGCCCTGGTCGGCCAAAGTGTATCGACCGGACAGCATTGTGTGCGGTGACGAGATATGGGAAGACTTGATCTCGGAAGAGGAAGTCGAGTCCATACCGTATCCGTGGCAAGGGCTGAATACCAAGACGCAGGGCATACGTCCGCGTGAACTGGTTGTTCTCTGTGCGGGCACAGGAATAGGCAAGTCGACGATATCGCGGGAACTGGCTTACCACCTTCTACAACGTGGCGAAGGCGTTGGCTACATAGCGCTCGAAGAGAGCTACAGGAAAAGCGCGCTGGGCATCATGGGGCTGCACCTGAATAAGCCCCTGATGATTGACCGGTCCAAGGCCAGCGAAGATGAAATGAAGGAAGCTTATGGTGCTACAGTTGGCAGCGGTCGCGCCTACTTTTATGACCACTTCGGTTCGCTGGATAGTGAACGTCTGGTGGGACATATCCGTTATATGGCGAGAGCCTTCGATGTCGGATGGGTGTTCCTCGATCACGTCAGCATTGTCGTGAGCGGCATTGATGACGGCGACGAGCGTCGAATCCTAGACAACGTAATGACGCGGCTTCGCAGCGTGGTCGAAGAGACAGGCATCGGTCTGTTCGTAATCAGCCATCTGAAGCGCCCGGAAGGAAAAGGCCACGAAGAGGGAGCAATCACGTCCCTATCACAGCTTCGTGGTTCCCAAGCGATTCCCCAGCTTAGCGACATTGTTCTCGGCTTTGAGCGGGACCAGCAGGACGCCGACGAGGCGAATGTTCTGGCTGTCCGTGTTCTGAAGAATCGCTTCTCTGGCGACACAGGAATAGCCAACGAGCTTTCCTATTCCAAAGACACAGGAAGACTAACCGAGTACGGCGGGGACTTTGCGGAAACGCCGAAGTCGGAAGGAAGTGATACCAATGACGATTTTTGATCGACTCCGAAAGCGTCACCAAGCTTGGCGCAATCGGCTGGCGACACACGTTCATAACGAACAACGAGATCGCCAACAACTGGCCAAGCTGTTTCACCGGCGAGACGCCAAGCGGCGGCGGGCTTCGGAAGCTTTGCTGACTGGTCAGTACGGTCGCTCGTCCAAGCTGACCCGCGAGGCGCAGACCATTGAACGTAAGATTGGCCTCATTGAGCGCAATCGGCGCGTGCGGCGGGGGCGGGTGATGGTGTATGTCGAACAGACGTTTCGTGTTTGATATCGAAACGGACGGTCTTCTACACCAGCTAACCAAATGCCATTGCCTTGTGATCGCTGACCTGGACACCGAGCAGGTCTACTCGTTCGCCGACCAAGACGGCTACTCGCCGATATCGGATGGCTTGAAGCTTTTGACTGACGCCGAATTGCTGGTAGGTCACAACATAATCAAGTTTGACATACCGGCCTTGCGTCTGATGTATCCGGAGTTTTCCACGCAGGCGAAGATTCGGGATACGCTAACGCTGTCGTGGTTGATATGGACGGACATAAAGGAACTAGACTTCCGGTTCATGCGTACCAAGTATCCGGACTTTCCTAAGCGGTTGCTTGGGCGGCACAGTCTGGAAGCTTGGGGCCATCGCGTGGGCGCTCTGAAGGATGACTTCGGAAAGACTACGGATTGGTCAGAGTGGTCCCAAGCGATGCAGGACTACTGCGTGCAGGACGTAAACGCCAACGTTGCGTTCTGGCGGCTTATCGAATCCAAGCAGTACTCTGAACGAGCGATCCAGCTTGAACACGACTTTCAACAGTGCGTGTGGCTGCAAGAGCAGCACGGCTGGGCGTTCAATCGGCGGGCTGCCGCTGATCTCTACGCAACGATGGGGCAGCGTCGGCTGGATATTGAGAACCAGCTAAAAGAGATGGTTCCCCCAAAGCGGCAGGAAATGAAGATGCCGCAGTATTGGGAAGCCCCGGACGGTCAGCAGTTCCGCACCAAGAAAGACGGCCAGCAGGCCGGGTTTAAGCCGAGTCAACTGGCGCGCGGACCCAACCGCGTCAAAGAGATTCCGTTTAATCCGGCGAGCCGCGATCAGATCGCTGACTTCCTGATTCACGCAAAAGGGTGGAAGCCCAAGCAATATACAGACGGTGGCAAGCCGCAGGTCGATGAAACGGCGCTGGCTGATTTGCCGTTTGAGGAAGCGGAGCTTCTGACTGAATACCTGATGCTTAACAAGAGGATCGGGCAGCTTGCTGAAGGGCAGAACGCCTGGCTGAAGTGTGAGCAGAACGGGCGCATCTACGGTGAAGTCACAACCAACGGGTGTGTCACCGGACGCTGCACACACAAGCGGCCCAATCTGGCTCAGGTTCCCGGCGTAAAGGATCGCCAAGGAAACGTTCAGCCCTACGGCCGCGAGTGCCGGGAGCTATTTACGGCGTCGGATGGATTCGTTCTGGTTGGCTGTGACGCTTCGGGCCTAGAACTTCGCTGTCTGTCGCATTACATCGCCCGCTATGACGGCGGCGAGTACGCCAAGATTCTTCTGGAGGGTGACGTTCACGCGCATAACCAGAAGGCGGCGGGCCTGCCTGAGCGCAACATGGCGAAGACGTTTATCTACGCTTGGCTCTACGGCGCGGGTGACGCCAAGATCGGCAGCATTGTCGGTAAGGGTCCGAAGGAAGGGAAGCGGCTGAAGAATGAGTTCCTAAAGGCTAACCCTGCTGTCGCCAAGCTGCTGAAGGCAGTCCAGCACGCGGTAAGTACCCGGAAGCATTTGATCGGCTTGGATGGGCGAGTCCTGCGTATCCGATCCCAGCACGCGGCGTTGAACACGCTGCTTCAGTCGGCCGGGGCGGTGATCATGAAGCAGGCACTGGTGAACCTGAAACAGTCACTGGATGCTGATGGATGGGTATTCGGCACGGACTATGCCTTTGTCGGCAATATTCACGATGAGATTCAGTCCGAAGTCCTTCCGGAGCAAGCGGACGCGTTCGGCGATAAGGCTGTCGCGGCGATCCGCCAGGCTGGTGATGATTTCAACTTTCGCTGTCCGCTGGATGGCGAATACCAGATCGGCGAGACGTGGGCGGACACACACTAAGTCGGCACACGATATATCGACAAAAGAACCCTTCGCTGATGCTATGGCGGGCCGCTAAGCGGCGGGCTGTTCGTCTTGGCGTTCCGTTTAACATCGAAGTCCAAGACATTGAGATTCCGCACACCTGCCCGGTCATGGGCATACCCATCGAACATAATTGGGGCGACCACAGAAACAGCGACTACTCGCCTTCTCTGGATCGCCTCATTCCGTCTTTGGGCTACACGAAGGGTAATGTTCTGGTTGTGTCGCGGCGATGCAACCGGATCAAGTCGGATGCAACGGTAGCGGAGCTTCGCGCCATTGCAGACTTCTATGAACGCAACGCCGCCAAGCAACTGATGAGCAACAAAGACCATGAAAGTGATTGACCCGCATCCCATCGAACTGTTCACAACCGAAGAGCTTCTGCGAGAGATCACGAAGCGAACTAAGGGCTTCGTGTTCGTCGGGCTTTGGGCGGACGGTAAGCTTTCTATGTCGGGCGTTGTGGACGTGAGTATTCGTTCCACGCCGCCGTGGAATGACGAAGAGCGTGCCAAGATTCGCAGCGGACTCCAACGAGAGATGGCTACTCCAAAGTGGGAGTCGAAGAGCAGTGAGTACGATCCCAACAGCAAATACAAAGGTAACTAATGCGATTCAAACGCTCTATTCTGATCGACGGCGATATTGTTGCCTATCAGTTCGCGGCCCGCGCCGAAGAGCCGATTGAATGGGACAATGAGATTTGGAGTCTTCACGCCGACTGTGGCGCTGCCAAGGTTCAGGTATCCAACTACATTGACGAGTTGGCTGAGATGCTGGAAGCGGACAACGTGGTTGTGGCGCTGTCTGATCCTTTGCGGCACTATTTTCGCCATGACATCTATCCGGAAGCGTACAAGCAGAACCGGAAAGAGGCGCGTCCGCCTATTATCCTCAAGGCGATCAAGGAATACCTTGAGGGCAACTACAATTCCTACATTCGGCCGCGACTGGAAGCCGACGATATCCTCGGCATCTTGGCCACAAACCCCAAGCTGGAACCGTCCGCTGAAAAGGTAATCGTCAGTCTTGACAAAGACATGCTGACGCTGCCCTGTTTGCTGTTCAATCCGGAGAAGGCTGACGACGGCATCTGGGAAGTGTCCGAACAGGATGCGGATTGGTATTTCATGTATCAGACGTTGTGCGGCGACCCCACAGACGGCTACCCAGGGTGTCCGGGTGTTGGCCCAAAGACGGCCGCGAAGCTGCTTAAGGATGCTACAACGTTGAGCCAACAGTGGGCCGTTGTGGTGGACGCGTTTTGTAAGGCCAAGCTGAGTTACGCGGAAGCGCTTCGTAATGCGCGCATGGCTCGCATACTGCGGGCCTGTGATTACAACTTCAAGAAAAGGGAGCCGAAGCTATGGCAGCCGCCCAAGACACCGACCACGGATTCCGAGTGATGCCTACTGATCCCGCCGAGCGAAAGGGACATCCCATTGTGCGGGGGATGCTAGACTACTTTCCCGATGCGTGCGCGAAGGTCGCCGAACTGAGCCGCATCGGCAACGATCAACACAATCCCGGCCAGCCTATGCACTGGGCGAGGGACAAGTCGACGGATCATGCGGACTGTATTGTTCGCCATTTGATTGATCGTGGGAAGCGGGACTCCGATGGCGTCTTGCACGATGTTAAGGTGGCGTGGCGCGCCCTGGCCAATCTTCAGGTGACACTTGAAGAGCAGGATGCCGCGTCTGACGCTGATGGCAGTGCGTCCGCTGCGGCAGGTGACGCTGACCAAGTAAACAAGTCCCAAGAGAAATCGTCACTGGCATCGTCGTGTCCTCAATATGTCAATGCGGGCGAGTATAGACCCCCAAAAGCGGGGGAGAACTATCGCAGCCGCTATACCGGAGATGTTTTGTTCGCCGAGAACGACTGGCCAGATAAGGTAAGCCGCTGCATTGTTCGCCCGCGCCGCGTGTACGTCGCTGGTCCCATGCGGGGATACCGCCTCTGCAACTTCCCGGCGTTCGACACAGCGGCGGGCAAGCTAAAGCTGGCGGGCTGGGACGTGGTTAATCCGGCTGAGCTAGACCGCGAGGCTGGTATTGATCCGGCCGAAGTTGACCAGATGGATGAGGCCCAACAGTCCCAGTTTTTGCGGGACTGCATGCGGCGAGATTTGCAGGAAATCTGTTCCTGTGACGCCTTGGCGCTTTTGCCGGGCTGGGAAGACTCTCATGGGGTCGCTGTGGAACTGCAACTGGCGAAGATGCTTGGACTTATGATTCTGGACGCCCGCACCTTGAGGCCGCTTGATCCGATTAAGTGCCACTCTAGGACCACGAAAGGCTAACTATGGATCGAGAAGAGCGTTTAATCGAGACTCCGATTCCGTTGGCCTTGCTCCGTGAACTGGATGAGATTTATCCGCACCGATGCCCCTCATTGGGTAAATCAGCGGATGAAATCTGGCACTACTCCGGCAAGCGGGCCGTGGTTGATTTTCTGACGACAGCCTATGAACAGCAACAAGAGCTTGGAGATGTCGAGTAATGTCCTTTTCTTCACCTGATCCGCCCGAACCGCAGGGGCCACCGCCTGAGCCGGATGAGCCTCGACTGACTATCGGAGACAAGCGGAAGAAACGAAAGCGCAAGAAATCCAAAGGGACGCTCGATCCACGGCGGGGGTTAGATTCCCTGCAAATTGGCCTGAATGTTCCAAGCAGTAGTCGAAACTCCAGGTCGGGCGGTTCATCCTCTGGCCTGTCACTTCCTCGACGGTAATACGACAACGTGACAACTGAAGAGCAGACCGGCGCATCGCCGCCCACTGCCGCCAAGCGCTACGGGACGCTCGAAGTCGAGCGGCAGCCGTACATTGAGCGCGCAGAAGAGAACGCCAAGTTTACGATTCCGGCACTGATGCCGCCTCGCGGATCGAACGGTTCGTCGAAAATGTATCAACCGTTCCAGTCGGTCGGCGCTAGAGGCGTCAACAATTTAGCCTCTAAGTTGCTTCTGACTCTATTGCCTCCCAATTCCCCGTTCTTTCGGCTGGACATTGATGAAGTCGCACTAGAGGAAGCCAAGCAGAACGTTCAAGACCCGGACGAGCGGAACGATCTATTGTCCGAGATGCAAGAGGCTCTATCGAAGATCGAAGACCGCATCATGCTGGAAGTCGAATCCAAGCAGATGCGCGTTGCGACCTTTGAGCTTCTCAAGCAGCTAATTGTGGCCGGAAACGCTCTGGTCCACTTGAAGCCGGACGGCGGCATGCAGGTTTTCACGCTGCCGCAATATGTAGTCAATCGTGATCCGGAAGGCAACCTTCTGGAAGCGATCATCAAGGAAGAGATTTCCCCACAGATTCTACCGGAGTCTATTCGTCAGTCGGCCATGCAACAGATGGGCAGCGACGGCGAAAATCCGAAGCAGGACGATTCGGTTGACCTTTACACGCATATCCAGCGAACGGTCAACGACAGCGGAACCGAAAAGTGGACGGTGCATCAGGAAGTTAATGGAGAGCGTGTTCCGGAGAGCGAAGGAAGCTACCCGGTTGATCGCCTTCCTTGGCTTTCTCTTACATGGGTCCGCCAGAACGGCGAAGACTATGGCCGCGCGTTCGTCGAAGAGTATATCGGCGATCTTAAGAGCGCGGAAGGTCTGTCGAAAGCGCTGGTAGAAGGCGGAGCGCTGGCTACGCGCGTCGTCTGGATGGTGCGTCCTGGTGCTACCACGCGTCCTGCGGCCATCGAGAAAGCCCCGAACGGGGCAGTAATCAAAGGCGACGGGGAAGACCTGTCAACTCTACAGACCGAGAACGCGGTCGATCTGCGGACGGCCCGCGAGACTCTTCGAGACATCTTGGAGTCTTTGTCCTTCTCGTTTCTGTTGAATACGTCGATCCAGCGCAGCGCTGAGCGCGTCACCGCCGAAGAGATTCGGTTCATGGCGGGTGAGCTTGAAGATGCCCTGGGCGGCGTATATTCCCGTCTGAGCCAAGAGTTCCAGTTCAGCCTTGTGAAGATTCTGATGCGTCAGATGTCCAAGGCCAACAAGCTGCCGGACATTCCGGACAGTCTGGTTAAGCCGATAATTACCACCGGACTGGAAGCGCTGGGCCGCACACACGATCTTCGTAAGCTGGACGTGGCCATTACGCAGCTTGCTTCGGTGCTACCCCCTGAAGTCCTCAACGACTACGTTAAATGGGGTGAGTACATACGACGACGGTTCATTGCAGCCGGAGTAGATGACGTGTCGGGTCTTCTCCGAGAAGATGACGAAGTTGAGCAGCTACGCGAGCAACGGCAGGCGCAGCAGAGCGCCGCTGAACTGACTGGCAAACTAGGTCCGGCTGCTATTAAGGCCGCTCAAGAGCAACAGGACGCTCGGGGCGAAGAATTAGCGGACCAAGCCCAGCAGCGATCTTAAATCCCATAAGGAAACGACATGAGCAAAGCGAAATCAAACGCATCAGCGGCTAAGCCCGAACCGCAGGTCGAAGTGACTGGCGAAGCGGGGGCCGAGGATGTCGTCAGTAATGAACCCGAACAGTCGGTGACCGCAGACGGCGGTACGGAAGTCGCGGAAATGCTGGCCGACATGGAAGATCGTCTGAGCGATCTTGAGGCGAAGCACCGCGAGCTTGATAAGCGCGTGGAGCGAGACAGCGGCCGTCTTCAGCGAGACGCGGCGGCTGCACCGAGCAGTCCTGTGAACCTCAATCTTCGTAGTGGCAATGTCCGCACGGACAACTAAAAGTTATGTCTGAATCGGTAGAGATTCCCACTGAAGACAGCGGCAATAAGTCTGTCGAAGATCAAGCCCAAGAGCAGAAGCAGGCGCAAGAGCAGCAGGCTGAAGCATCGCGGAAGGCCGGGGAAGGGCACGACGAGCAGCGACCCGAGTGGCTGCCTGAGAAGTTTCAGTCGCCCGAAGATATGGCCAAAGCCTATCAAGAGCTAGAGAGAAAGCTGGGCGAGAAGGCGCAATCCGAAGACTCTTCGGCGACGAACCAAGCTGACGAGAAGGGCGAGGGTTCGGAGGAAGACCAGTCGGATGAACAGGTCGCGAAGTTTGATCTAAGTAAGTACGACCAAGAGTTCCAAGAAACCGGCGATCTGTCGGATGACAGCCGCGCTGAATTGAAAAAGATGGGGTTCACGAAAGATCGTGTTGACACCTATCTCGCCGGGCTGAAGGCCAGCGACTCGCAGTATGAAGAGCAGGTAGTTGAAGTTGTTGGCGGGCGCGAGCAGTACGATCAGATGGCACAGTGGGCCAAGAATAATCTAAGCGCCGCTGAGCAGGAAGCCTATGACGAAGCCGTGTCCAGCGGAAGCGTTGAGCAGGCCAAGCTGGCTGTCGAGGCGCTGAAGAATCGCTGGCAGGCGTCGGAAGGCGTTGATCCGAGCTTGATTCGCGGCAAGCCCTCGAACGAGCGAAGTGACGTGTTTAAGTCGTCTGCGCAGATTCGAGAGGCCATGCGCGATCCTCGCTACAAGAACGATCAAGCTTACCGACAGGCTGTAGACGCCAAGATCGGCCGTTCACCCATCTTTCAACTGAGCTAACCATGTTTGAGTTTTTCTCGGAGAACCGGGAAACTGTCTTGGCTATTGTCGTGGCCTCGCACGGCCTGGCTCTGGCCATCGTTAATATCACCCCGACTCCCAAAGACAACAAGATTCTCGCCAAGGTTTACCGCATCATTGAGATGGTCGCGGGTATTGAAACCCGGCGAGTCAAGGAATAATCATGCGAACCATTTTCATTTTGGTCCTGTCGCTGGTGGCTATCGGCTGTGCAAGCAATCAGCCGCAGCAGGGGCAGGAACAGACGGCGGACAAGATCAACTCGGAGCTTCAGGCGCAGGTGAATGTCTACCTGAATCCGAACGGCGACGGCCCAGCTTCCGAGAAGATGGCCGAGAGCGTTGACGTAAGCGGCTCCAACATCACTGTTGATTCGTCGGTTCAGGGCAGTTCCGAGCAGTCGGCGAAAGGCGCGACGGCTGGCAGTGCTGAAGCTGACGGCCAGGTTGACGCGCCGATCAGCGTGACGCCCGGCCCGTAATGACGCCCACTCATGCAGCGAAATCTGCGTGTGGGTCGAGGCTCTATAGCTATCGTCCCGTCATGGTGGGCGGCAACGCTCGGCAATGTCGATGCGAAGGCGGATTCTTCGGTTCTTATCCTTCCTGACGACAAATACACGCCGGAGCAGCTTATTGAAATGCTCCGGTCCAAAAGTAACGAGAAAACGGAAACCTGAAATCGAGGAACACGAACGATCATCGTTTCCTTTCTCCGGCTTTAGCGTGGTTGAGCCGTAAATCAATCACGCCTCAGGGGCGCAGATGGCTTCGCCACTGAAGGAAAACCGCATGCGGTCCTTCGGTGTACCGGGGTTCAATTCCCCGGCGCTCCATTTCGTTTTGGCTGTTCGGAGTTTGTTGCGACTTCGGCGCAAGCCCATCTTCTCTGTTGGACACCTGCGGGTGTCTGTTGATGGACAACTTGATGTTGAAAAGCGGCGGACGAAGACAGCATCTCTCTGTAACACCCCAAAACTCCAAGAGACAACTGAATAGCGAGAAGTGGCTAACTACACTCCGAGTCGTCTTGGTGTAACTGACGCATCCACTGATGGGTCTTTTAGCCAGGACAACGAACTCTTTCTCAAAGTATTCAGCCAGATGGTGCTGACTACCTTTGAAGAAACAAACGTGATGGGCGCGCTGCATCGCCAGCGGAACATCACCAGCGGTAAGAGCGCCCAGTTCCCCGTCATTGGCACGACCACGGCCGAGTACCACTCGCCGGGCGAGGAAATCAAGGGCAACTCGATCAAGCATAACGAGCGCGTGATTAACGTCGATGACAAACTCATCGCCCACGTCTTCGTTGACGAGCTTGACGAACTCAAGAATCACTACGAAGTACGCGCTGAGTATGCGTCGGTGCTGGGCCGGGCGCTTGCACTGAAGCAGGACAAGCAGCTTATGCAGCTTGTGGCTCTGGCTGCGCGTGCGTCCGCAACCGTCAACGGCGGCAACGGCGGCACGCAGCTTACCAACGCCAACTTCAAGACGGACGCTTCGACGCTGGCGGCTGGCCTGTTTGACGCAGCGCAAACGCTGGACGAGAAGGACGTTCCTGGTGAGAACCGTTATGCCGCGCTTCTGCCCGCGCAGTACTACCTGCTGGCGCAGAACACCGACGTGATTAACCGCGATTGGGGCGGCGCTGGTGCGTTCTCCGATGGTACGGTTCTTCGCGTGGCGGGCATCCAGATCGTCAAGAGCAATAACGTTCCCAGCACGAACGTGTCCGCGACCAGCGGCGAGAACAATACCTATGATGGTGACTTCAGCACCACTGCCGGTATCGTGTGGCATGAGTCCGCAGTCGGCACGGTGAACCTGATGAACCTTCGTATGGAAACCGATTACCAAGTGCAGCGTCAGGGTACGCTCATGGTTGCCAAGTTCGCCAAGGGCCACGGCATCCTGCGTCCCGAGTCGTCTGTTGAACTGAAGACTGCGTAATCAGAAAGTGGTGGAATAACTAATGGCTAACGCCCTTACTCCGACTACGCTTCTGTCCGGTCAACAGTCAAACGGCAACGGTTCTGCGGTCGATCTCAATGGCGCTCTTCAGGGCGACAAGATCGGCATTTTTTGCATACGGTACATGGGACACCGCGACTCTTACGGTCGAAGTGTTGCATGACGGCACTAACTGGTTCACTCTGGACACGTTTACGGCCGATGGCTACTCGATGAAAGACGTTGTGGCGAATCATATTCGCGCGTCTGTGTCAAGCGCTGGTGCCTCGACCGACGTGAACTGTGACATCATTGGTGCGGATACCGGCATCAACGCAACCGACAACTAAACCTATTGTTGTTGGACAGCAGTAACGACTCTCAATGGGGAGCTTCTGGAACGCCAGAGGCTCCCCTATTTTTTAATCCAGCAAGGAAACCACTGTGGCTGTTACCTACACAACCAAACTAGAGGCGGTCAACGTAATGCTGGCTGGCATTGGCGACTCGCCAGTGAACAGCCTGTCTGGCAGTACCAACGTCAACGTGTCTATGGCGGAAAACACCTTGGATGCCGTCAGCAAGGAAGTCCAGTTACACGGCTGGTATTTCAACACGGAGCATGACTACGAATTGACTCGCAATAGCAGCGATGAGATTGAAGTTCCGGCCAATGCCGGGCGAATCCAACTGGATAAGTGGGCATCGGGCAACAGCATTACGGATGCCATCGTCCAGCGAGACATGCGGCTGTATAACAAAGATGACCACACGTTCACCTTCGAGGATTCGATAAAGGTGACAGTGGTTTGGCTCTACGACTTCACTGAGCTGCCTGAGCCAACCCGCCAGTACATTATGCGTCGAGCCACCCGCCGCTTCCAAGAGCAGCAAATCGGCTCCGCTGAGTTGTCGCAGTTCCATCTGCGGGATGAGCTTGAATCTGACGCTATAGCCGGTGAAGACGACACGGATCGAGCGGACTACAACGCTCTGCTGGCTCCCGGCGTGCGTGACATTGTTCAAAGGTAAGCGATGCCTCTTGTATCCTCTACGATCCCCAATCTGATAAATGGGGTATCTCAGCAGGCCGATGCGTTCCGGCTGCCGTCACAGGCCACGCTCCAAGAGAACGCTTACAGTTCGGTGGTAGAGGGACTGAAGAATCGTCCTCCGACCGAGCATATCGCCAAGATAGTAAGCGGTGATCCGGGGTCGGTATTCCTGCATACGATCAACCGCGATCCTTCCGAGCGCTACGTTGTTCTTGTTGAGAACGGTGATCTCCGCGTGTTTGACCTGGCGGGGACGGAACAGACGGTCAACTTTCCGGATGGAAAGGGATATCTCAGCGCCAGTGATCCGTCCACTGCTTTCCGGGCGACCACGATTAAGGACTTCACCTTTCTGGTCAACACTACAACCACCGCTGCGATGGACTCTACCGCCGACGCGGACCTTGTGCCGTCAGCCATTGTGTCTATTGATACGGGACACTCCAACCGCGAGTACCGCATCTTCATAAATGGAACCGAGCAGGCGTTTCGGTCGTCCAGCGGCGACACGGACACCATTGCGGAAAACTTGCATTCGGACTTAGTGTCCAATCTTGGCACTACGGATTGGACGCTGGAATACGAAACCAACAGTGACACCATCTACATCGCGAGGGAAGACGGCGCAGACTTCGATATTCGACTCCAAGATGGGGCGGGTGGCGGCTTCACCACTCTGATTAAGAACCGCGCCAATCAGTTCGCCGACTTACCCGAACGCGGTTATGTCGATATGCTGGTTGAAATCGAAGGCGACGCTGAGGCCAATGAAGACAACTTTTGGGTCAAGTTCGTTCCGGATGATTCCAATGACACCGGCTGGGCTGCTGGTGCATGGGAAGAGACGGCCGCGCCCGGCATTGTAAACAGCTTCGATTCGGCAACCCTGCCGCATCAGTTGGTTCGGGAGTCCGATGGAACATTCACGTTTGAACAGGTGAATTGGGGCAAGCGAACCGCCGGAGATGCGGATACCGCACCTGATCCATCCTTTATCGGCCAGAAGATATCCTCCATCTTCTTCTTTCAGAGCCGCCTTGGCCTGACAGCCGGAGAGAATGTTGTGTTCTCTCGAATTGATGAGTTCTTCGATTTCTTTCCGTCGACCGTGACGGTGGTTCTGGATGAGAACCCTATTGATTCGGTGGCCAGGCACACCAGGGCCGTGAATATTCACGGCACTGCCGCGATGGATGAAACGCTGGTTCTGTTCAGCGATCAGACGCAGTTCTTTGTTCGGGGTGAAGACATCCTGACCACAAAGACTATCTCCATAACGCCGAAGACCGAGTACGAGAGCCAGACCACCGCTGAGCCTATCGCGGTGGGACGGAACCTTTACTTCGCGTTCCCCAACGGTTCCTTTTCGGGCATCAACGAGTACACATTTGATGACCGGGTGGACACCAGTGACGCGTTGGACGTTACGGCGAATGTTCCGAAGTACATCAACGGGGACATCACCAAGATCGCCGGGACTACCCTTGAGAGCGCTCTTGTTGTCCTGGCGGACGGCGAGAAATCGTCGGCTTGGGTCTACAAGTTTCTCTTTGAAGGCCGTCAGCGCGTACAGTCGTCTTGGAGCAAGTTCAAGTTTCGAGATGATATTCTGAACGCCGACTTCATTGAGTCCACCTTGTATCTGGTCCTGAAGCGGTCGGACGGGCTGTATCTTGAGTCAATTGACCTGGCCCCTGATGTCACTGATCCCGGCGCGGAGTACCTGACTCATCTGGATCGACGAATCACGGAGAATGATTGTCAGTCCGTTGCCTACGATTCCGGCGCGGATGAGACGACGTTCACGCTGCCGTATGCGATTGATGGCGCTGATATGGCCATCGTCGGACGAACCAATGATCCGCAGGGCGATCTCGCTCCCGGCGACGCGCTTACTATTAAGTCGGAAGGCACAAACACGCTGGTAGTCAGCGGCGATCACACTGGCGATAACGTTTGGATCGGCCACCGCTATACCATGCGATATCGTCTGTCGACGCTTTACATCCGAGAGAACCAGCGCCGGGGATCGAGCATCCCCATCACTACCGGAAAGCTTCAGGTTCGCAACGTGACGTTCGACTTGAGTGCTACCGGGCTGGTTAAGGTGGAAGTCACGCCGACAGGCAGCACCACCTACGAGTATGTCTTCAACGGTAATTCGTTGGGGTCCGGTGGAACGGTAATCGGAAACGTCAACATCGAAGATGGAACGTTCCGCGTGCCAATCATGTCCAGCAACACCAACGTCACTATTGACATCGTGAACGACACGTTCCTTCCCTGTCATGTCCTTTCTGCAACCTTCGAGGCGCTGTTTTTCCGGCGATCTCGCGGAGTCTGATCGAGTGCAACAGTTAGATATGCGTGTGGCCCAATGCGCGGACGCTTTGGACCTTGACGCTGATCTTCGAGATTTCGATATCGCCGAAATGAAAGCCACCTACGGCGACCGAGATCGTGTGGGAATTATTGCTCGCGCTATTGTCCAGGCGCGCCCCGCTTATTCGGTTGTGCGCATCGGCGAAGATAGATGCCTTTTGTTGGCTGGTGTGTCACCGCTAGTGGACGGCCTAGGCGGACTCCCTTGGATGCTGGCGACCAACGACATCGTTAAGAACCACAGGATAGAGTTGATCCGCCGAAGCCGCCGTTGGCTGCTTAGTCTTCGTAGGGAAGGATATGACTACCTCAGCGGGCTGGTCCCCGCACGGCAGACGTTCAGGACGCGATGGATACAGTGGTGCGGCGGGACGCTAGGAAAGCATGTTTCGTGTCCTGACTCACTCGGAAATCCCCAGCGGGAGTTTCATATCTATCTCCACCATAATCAATACCTGAATAGGACAACCGATGCCCTTCTCAGCAGCTAACATAGCTTTAGGCTCGCTGCTTCTAAGTGCCGGAACATCTGCGGCACAGTTTGCTGGCCAGAAACAGAGGGCTGAGGCCAATGCAGCGGCAGCGGAGGCGAACTTCCGCGCTCAGCGCTCCCGAGAGCAGGCCCGATTGAATCAGCAGGCTGAGCGGGCGACGCAAGAGAGGCTCCAATCGACCAAAGACGCCGCGAAGGCTAGGTCTACAGTAAAGACTTCTGCCGCTACCGCAGGCGTCGGCGGGCTGTCTGTGGAGTCACTGTTGGCAGACTTTAATCGCCAAGAGGCCACTATCAGTTCTCGAATTGCCCGTCAGCAAGAATTGAATCGTCAGCAATCAGGCGCTCGCCTGAACTCGCTGCGCGCTCAGCGCTTCAGCAACAAGAGCCGCGTATCGCAGCCTTCTCGGGCCCGCTTGGGTCTTGGACTCGGCTCAGCCGCGCTCGGGGCTAAAGCGACCCACCTACGCCTCAAAGACACTTAATCGAGATACCCAGCAATGGCAGAACAACGAGGACGACGACAGCCGCAAGACCTTCGCGGGCGGCGGCTGATTCGACCTACCGCTCAGCCGGTGAATCAATTAGCGCGCCCGGGTCGCAATGATCTTCAGCGGCTCGGTGAGGCGCTATCGCAGTTCAATCCCCGTCTTACCCGGTTCGCGTCGGTGATTGGTCAAGAACAGATCGAAGATGATCTGGAACGCGGGGCATCCTTAGTCGGCCCCGAAGAGGCGGAGGCGTTCGCGGAAGGGCAAGACGTTTCGGAACTGCTGCCCAACGAAAACCCGGCAGCCATTCGAGGGGCCAAGCGTCGTATTGCGGCGCTCATGGCGAATCGAGAGTTCCTTGAGAACAGCCAGAAGCTTCAAGAGGCCAAGGTTGGGTCCGATCCGGATGAGATTCTAGGTTTCCTGCATGAGCAGCATCAGAGCCGAATGAGCCTGATGGATGACGAGATGCTGGAAGCCTACCGCAACAAGGTCGAAAAGCACGACGCCCAGCTAATCGCGGAGCATCGCGCCCGCCAGGCGGCACAGTTTGAAACCCAGCAGAAAGACCTGTTCGGCCGGACCGTCGCCCAAGAGATTGACCAGACCGATGACCTGATTATTCCGGATGATCCATCCAATGTATCTCCGGAAGACCTTAAGGGTACTCCGGTGGGCGGGCTGATTGACCGGCTGGAGGCTGAGCTTGATGCGGCCATCGAAGACGGCATGTCGAAAGGCGAGGCGAATCGCGTCTTCGCAGACGCCATCATTACGACGGCCGAAGAGGAACTGGACGAAGACGTTCTGGTTCTGCTGGATATGATCGACACCGGGCAGGGTCCAATCGGCAATATCTCGGACATACGCGCCCGCAAGAACAACGCGGCGCTGCGAATTGAGCGTCGTTTGCGATCCCAAGAGAGCCGAGATTTCATGAAGCGCGAACGCGAACGTAAGGAACAGACGCAGAAGGTTGTTGATCTGTACTACCAGCGCGTGCGCGGCGGCGAGGCGACCCACAATCCGGAAGACGATATCTTTGAAGTTGTGCCTGAGCTAGAGGACGCTCCCTTTGAAGCTGTGGGTGCTGTTCGGGGAATCAGAGGCGATCTGCTAGATGCTTCAACGACCGCCCAGCGTCACGCGGTGAACGAGCGAGAGCTTACGCGGCGGGTCAATCATGATCCGGAAGCCTTCGCTGAAATTGCCGAACAAATCGACCGACAAGGGCCGGGGTTTTCACTTGAGACAATCTCTCAGAAACGCCAGGCCGGTGTGATTACGGGCGACGAAGCTGTGAGACTGACTGACCGCTACCGGGACGCTGAGCGATCCTTCATCGTGACGCCGGAAGGCCAGATTCGAGACGAGGGGCTTCAGATTCTTCTCAATCAGCAGTTTCCATCGCAGCTTGAGGCGCTGTTTGATACACACCTCGGACGGAACGTGTATTCCGGAGCCGACCTAAACTCGCAGTATGCAACATCCAAGCGGGCGGTTCTGAACGGGCTGCATGAGTTCGTTAGGAATAATCCCAACATGCCCAAGCCGGAACTCAAGAACGCAATCAAGGAAGAGGCCCAGCGCCTGATTGATGAGCAACACCTTTCTGTCCAGACCGAATTGGAACAGCAGCGGCGTCGGCAGACGTTCGATGTTCAGCTTCCTTCTGGCAAAGTACCGAATAAGCCGGACGAGCGCTTCTCCGTGAATCTTAGAGCGGCTTCGGACGAGCGGCTGGAACAGTGGAAACAGGAATACATCGAAAACGGGACAGGACGGCTGCGCGCTATCCAAGATTTTCTCGGCCTCACGCTCAATGAACTGAAGCTTCAGCTGGCGGCCGAATTGAATCGCCGAGAGCAGGAAGCCGCGTCAGTGTCCGTTGAAGATCGAAAAGGCTCGATCCGCAACTTTAGCACTCCGAGTGATCCGAACGAGCCTTTACTGTTTGCCGTCCCGACAACTAGTGAGTAAGCATGCCACACCCGAATAATCAAAACGATGAGAGACGACCCGCAGCTAGCGACGAAACACCTAAAGATGATGTTTCGCAGCCCAGCGCGCCTCCAACAGGTCCGACGCATCCGACCTTTGGGGAAGACGTTGAACGCCTACAAGTCGCACTCAACAATGACCCCAACACCATCCGAAACCTTCAACGAAGTTCCCAACAGCGGCGGCAGCCTTCTCTGATTCCCGACCGAAACGCTGATGATACCGATGACATTGATCCGCTGGACTACATAACGGACATCGGCAAAGGCACGATCAACGGCGTGGTGGGCTTCGGAGAAAGCGTGGCCAATCTCCCCGGCGACCTGTTGGAAGGCGTTACGGACGTGTCAGACGCCGCGCTGGGGACGGATTTCAACTATGACTACAAGGGCATTGACCTGGGCGAACTTGACACCAAGACGTGGGTTGGGGGGCTTACGTCGGGCGTGGTGCAGTTTGGCCTTGGTTTCGTGTCCGGTAGTGCGTGGCTGACGCGGGCCGGTTGGGTCGCGAGGGCCGGAAGCCGGTCGCTTCAGCTTTCTCGCGGGGCCACAGCCGGGGCCATCGCCGACTTCGTGAGCTTTGAAGGGCAGGAAGAGCGCCTGTCAGACATGCTGGTGAAGTATCCGGCGCTCCGCAATCCGGTTACTGAGTACTTGGAAGCCGAAGACGACGACAGCGGAGCGGAAGGCCGCTTCAAGAACGCTCTTGAGGGGCTGGGTCTTGGTGTCGCCACCGATCTTCTGGTTTCTTCGGTTCGCGGCCTTCGGAACGCACGGCGGGCCACCACGGAAGCCGAGAAGCGGGCTGTTGCGCAGCAGACCGAAGAGGAAATGCTGGCCCACCTGGACGGTTTGACGGGGAGAACGGCTCAGCAGTCCGATGAGGCTGCGGAGGCTTCGACTGAGGCCGCTGCGCGGCCCGCTCCCGCCGAGGGGGCGGCTCAAACTGAAGCCGCTGAGACGGCCGCTCAGAGCCGTAATATCGAAATTGACGAAGACCAGGCGGAACGCTTTCGCGGGCTGCTTCAGCAGGAGCTAGACAATCCGGGGACTGTTGATCCGGATGCGATCATGCGACCACTGAATCTCAATCTGGATAAGTTCGTTGCCGAGGGCGACACTGAGACAGCCCTGACGCTGGCGCGTAATTTCTTCTCGGAGCAGATCGACAGCCTGCGCGGCGGCTCGAAGAAAACCTTTGCGGACATGAAGCAAGAGGCGTTGGACCGCTTGGGTGTCAGCGTCGCTGAAGATGCCGGGGTGTCAAACGAAGGTATTCCGGGTGTTGTGGCAAGGATGCAAGCTCGCGCCAAGGAAGCCGACGAGATGACGGCCGATCTACTGGCTGCCAAAGGGCTTCTAAAGGCGTACTCGCAAGAGTTAAACCAGCTTGCTCGGCTTCGCAGCACCACGTCCACAGCCACCGATGAAGTGATTGAACGCTACGATAAGGTTAATCGAGCGTTTGTTGATCTGCTGGGAAATACTCTTGCTGTCCAGACAGGCGCAGCGAGGACCACTGCCGCAGGCCGAATCAACATTGACTTCATGCTGACAGGGGCATCGAAGCAGGAAGCTTTGAACGCGCTGGATGACAGCGGATTTGATGAAGCCCTGCGCAAGCGCACGGCAGACACGCTGATGGCGGGCGGTGATCCCAAGAAAACTTCCCGCATCACTCGATCTTTGAACGCCTTTAACGAGTTCCGCATCGCCAATCTTCTGTGGAGTCCTAAGACACACGTTGTCAACTTTGTTAGCGGCTCCCTGAAGACCGCAATGCTTCCCGCCGAGCGCATTGTTGGCGGCATGCTGAGCGGAAACCGAAAAGAGTTTGCTGCGGGCATGCAGACGTTCGCGGCGCTCGGTGATTCCTTCATGGAAGCCTTTCAGTTCGCCAAACAGGCGTACCAGGCAGATCGAAACTTCCTTGATCCGATCAAGACGCAATTTGACGCCCCGAAGAATGCCATCTCATCGAGAGCGCTGGGGGCCAATTCGGAATCGACTTTTGGAAGTTTCTTGGACTGGTGGGGCAAGGTTCACGGTATGTCGATGCGCATGCTGATGGCCGAGGATGAGTTCCTGAAGCAGATCAACTTTCGCGCCTATGCGAAGGTTGACGCTATGCAGGATGCAGCGGCTAAAGGCTTCCAGGCCGGAACACAGGAATATGAAGACCACGTTAGGACTGTCTTCAACGCTTCCTTTAAGCCCGATGGCCGAGGCGGCGACGGTGCGGCCCTGCGATACGCCAATAAATCAACGTTCACTACCGAACTTGATGGCTTAGCTGGCACGCTGGGCAAAGCCGTGGCCGACCATCCGATTCTCCGGATCGTAACGCCGTTCTACCGAGTTCCTTTGAATATCGTTAAGGACGTGTGGGATCGAACGCCGGTTCGGCCGCAGCTGCTTAGCGAAGCCTTTGGACCAAACGTAGATGCCGCCACCAAATCGGATGCGATGGGAAGGCTGGCTACGGGCAGCGCCATGTACACCACGGCGGCTATGCTTGCAGCCGGTGGCAAGATCACTGGCCAAGGCCCGGCTGATCCGACGCTGCGCAAGCAGTGGTTGGACGCTGGAAACAGGCCGTACTCATTCGTGTTTACTGATCCGGACACCGGAACCAAACGGTACATTCAATACAACCGCTTGGACCCGTTCGGCATTTTCTTCGGCATGGTTGCAGACTTCTCTGATCTTCAGTCCGAGATGGACCCAACCACGGAGATGAACACAGCAACGATGGCGCTGACGGCCGTGGCCAACAATCTGACCAACAAGACATACCTACAAGGTCTGTCTGAGGCGCTGGCCGCGTTTACCGATCCCAGCGGGTTTGAGATGGACCAATGGATGCGCAGCTTTGGCGGAAGCCTGCTGCCGTTCTCTACGGCCCTGAACGAGCTTAATCAAGACCCGTTCTTGCGGGAAAGCCGTTCGGTTCTTGATGAGTTGGCAGCGCGAACGCCGGGCTTCTCCGACAGCCTTCCGCCGCGACGGAATATCCTTGGCGAACCTGTCAAGGCTCCGGCCGGATGGCTGCCTTTTAATGAGTCCAGCACGGCCGTGGAACTGGCGGCGAACGAGTTGTCGCCATTCGCGTTCTCAAAGAAACTGGAAGAGCCGGTTAAGGATGAGATTGTTCGTCTGAAACATCGGTTCTCCATGCCGAACTCTACGTTGAACGGTCTTGATCTCCGTGAAGTTCAGAATGACTCCGGACGGCAGGCTTATGATCGCTGGTTGGAGCTACAAGGGTCGCTGCGTATTAATGGCCGCAACCTGGCGGCAGCTTTGAATCGACTGATTCAGTCCTCTCGATACCAGCGGCTTCCTGATGTCGACCCAAGCCTGGCGACCGATTTCGATTTCGATAATCCCCGCATCCTAGAGATTCGCAGGGTTATCTCTCGGTATCGTTCGGCGGCGAAACGCCGGATGATTCAGGAGTTTCCGGAAGTCCGTCAGCATGTCCGGGAGCGCCGTGAAGTGATTCGATCCCAGCGGTTCTCTAAGTTCAACGAAATCTTTTCACCCGCCACCAACAACAACAACTAATAACGGAGTAATACCTTGGCTGTTCAAAAGCTAATTGACGGTGCTACTGGCACGGTTGACGGTTCGACTGTGCAATCCTTTCAAGACAAACAGAAGAGTCAGTACGGCGTATTTCAGGCAGAGATTACCGATACAGCCACCGTCAAACTGCAAGGCCGCGTCTCTCCTGGCGCTCCTTGGGTTGACGTGACTTCGCTGACTGCTAGTGGCGCCGAAGTGGTCACGCTGTTCCCCGAGATGCGGGGTAAGGTCAGCAGTCATAGTGCTGGCACGGTAAACGCATGGCTGAAGGACTAATAGACGTTGGCCGACTATACCGTAACGAACGCGGGCACGAGCGCCGCGAATCAAGATTACACGCAATCGGGGACCGATGGGAACGGGCGTCCGATCTATACCGGTGACACGAATAGTTACATCAAGCTACAGCATGGTGTTAGCCAGGCTACGTTCAGTGAAGCGTGGGTAATTGAGGACACTTCGATCGGCGACCAACTGTATTACTCATCGGACTCCACCGCCAGTCTGCCTCCGGAAGAGACATACTCCCCGTGGCTAGGAGCGCCTCCCGGCGCAGATGTCGCGGCAGCCGATGGCGACACAACCGCTCCCACGCTGTCCAACGCATCCGCCACCAATATCGGCAACACAACCGTCGATGGTCAGGTCGACACTGACGAAGGCAACGGAACGCTGTATGGCGTTGTGACTGCCGGCTCCGCGAACCCCAGCCAGGATGATCACACCGGCAGCGCGGATGTTGATTCAGCGTCTACAACGGTGAGCAGCGCTGGAACCCAGACGCTGAGCTTCAGCGGGCTGACTGCCGCGACCAACCACTACATTCACTTCGTGCACGAAGACTCGGCTGGGAATCAGTCGAACGTGGTTAGTACGTCGCAGTTCACCACCACCGGTGGCGACACAACCGCTCCCACGCTGTCCAACGCATCCGCCACCAATATCGGCAACACAACCGTCGATGGTCAGGCCGACACTGACGAAGGCAACGGAACGCTGTTTGGCGTTGTGACTGCCAGTTCCACGAAGCCCAGCAAGGCTGAAGTGAAGGCAGGCCAAGATTACACCGGCAGCGCGGCTGTTGATTCAGCGTTTACAACGGTGAGCAGCACTGGAACCCAGACGCTGAGCTTCAGCGGGCTGACTGCCGCGACCAACCACTACATTCACTTCATGCACGAAGACTCGGCTGGGAATCAGTCGAGCGTGGTTAGTACGTCGCAGTTCACCACCACCGGTGGCGACACAACCGCGGACGTAAAGGGGAACTCCACGTCTATTACGGATGGTGACTCGACGCCCGAAACCGGCGACGATACCGACTTTGGTACTATCGACAACGACACGACAAAGACGCACACTTTCACGATTCATAACACCGGCAGCGGCGATCTAACGCTGTCGGGTTCTCCGAAAGTGGCTATTAGCGGCTCTAGTGCGTTCTCAGTGTCCGCCCAGCCGTCCTCGCCGGTTACGCCGAGCGGCAGCACGACGTTTGATGTTCAATTTGACCCCAGCGGCAGCAACCTTACTGATGCCACGGCGACCCTGAGCATTGCCAACGATGACAGCGACGAAAACCCCTACACGTTTGACGTAAAGGGTTCGTCGGTCGCATCGACCTCTGGGAATCTCAAACACGCCCTGGTTGGTTTCAATGATTTCCAGAGCAACCTGGCAACGTCGGAGATCGCCGGTCTTAACGCATTTACCACAGCAGGAAAAGGCTAAACAGTAATGGCCTATTCGTTCGTTCTCTATGACGGCGACGGAACAACGGACACCTTCACAGTCCCGTTCGGCTTCATTAAGCGGGCCGACGTGGACGTGAAGGTGGCCGGTTCTTCCGTTGGCTTTTCATGGCTATCCGATACACAGGTCCAGCTAGACAGCGCGCCCGCGTCGGGGACCGACAATGTTCGCGTTGAGCGCACGACCAACCGAAACAACCGAGAAGTTGACTTCAGCAATGCGGCCACGCTGACGAAAACCGACCTGGATAACTCGGCGCTTCAGATGTTCTATCTGGCGCAGGAAGCGCTGGACACGGCCGACGAAGATGCTCAGTTTGCGGACGCCGACACAGTGGATGGGGAGCATGCCTCCGCCTTTGCCGATGCGTCACACACGCATACCGAGTCGGAGATTACCGATCTCGGTAACTACCTTACCGACATCACTGGTGAGCCAGCGGGCGACCTTAGCGATGTTGTTGTGTCGTCGGTGGGTAACGGCGAAGTTCTGGTCTACGACAATGGGACCGGAAACTGGATCAACCAGACGCTTGCAGAAGCTGGCATTGCGGCTACAGGCCACACGCATACTGAATCCGACATCACGGACCTTGGAAACTACGCTGTCGTAGGCCACAGCCATGCAACCAGTGACGTGACCAGCGGAACCTTTGCGGACGCTCGTATTGCCGAGTCTAACGTTACTCAGCACGAAGGCGCGCTGACCGTTACTGAATCGCAAATCAGCGATCTCGGAAGCTATCTGACCGACATTACGGCAGAGCCGATCAGTGACCTTAGTGACGTGGTAATCACCACGGTTGGCGACGGTGAGATTCTTACATGGGACAACGCTAACAGCCAGTGGATCAATCAGACCCTCTCTGAAGCTGGCATTGCTCCATCTTCCCATACGTCCGACACCAGCAATCCGCACAGTGTTACCGCATCACAAGTGGGCAACACGACAGCCCAATGGAACGCCAATCAAATTAATGGCGTTGATGTTGATACGAGCGGCTTGGCGGACAACAAGATTCTCAAATACAACTCGGGTACGGGTAAGTTTGAGATTGATGACGATGTTGCGTCGGACGGTTCGGACACTGACCACGGCACGCTAAGCGGGCTTGGGGATGATGACCATACCCATTACGTCCACAACGACACCGCTCGCACTATCACCGCTGTTCACACGTTCAATCCATCGGCGGCAGGCGCGCCTTTCAGTCTAGGCGCAAACGCTACGGGTCAGCTTGTGACGGGCTTTAACGCCGACCAGTTGGACGGCAACGATGCGTCCGCCTTTGCCAATTCCAGTCACACGCATGCTGCTGGTGACATCGACAGTGGCACGTTGGCCGACGCCCGCGTTGCTCAATCGAACGTGACGCAACACGAAGGCGCTTTGACTATCACCGAGTCCCAAATCAGCGATCTAGGAAGCTATCTCACTGACATCACTTCCGAAGCTATTGGCGATCTCAGTGACGTTGTTATCAGTACGCCTGCCGATAATGAAGTGTTGGCGTACAACAGCGGAACCGGAGAGTGGCAGAACCAGACTCCGGCTGAGGCCGGCCTGGCGAGCAATTCACACTCGCACACGCTCAGCGATCTTAACAACGTCACGGTGTCCACACCCGCTGATGATGAAGTTCTGGCGTATGACAACGGAACGGGTGATTGGATCAACCAGACGCCTGCGGAGGCTGGACTGGCTTCTGCATCGCATACACACGCGGCGGGGGACGTTACCAGTGGAACGTTCGCCGATGCACGAGTGGCGGAATCAAATGTTACTCAGCATCAGGCGGCCATCGACCACAACACGTTGACCAATTACAACGTGGCTGAGCATCGTACTATCAATGATGCGGGTATAGGCACTACCGATCTGTGGAGTGCCGATAAGATTCAAAGTGAGCTAAATAGCGCCGGGAGCAACGACCATATTATACTTCGCGACGAGAAGGCCAGCGGCACAAATGGAGGAACGCTCACCAACGGCGACTGGCGAACACGCGATCTGAACACGGAAGTGCTGGATGAACCCAACGCTGCTTCCCTGTCGAGCAATCAGATCACCTTAGATTCCGGCACATACGCTGCGTGGATTACCTGCCCTGCTCATTCGGTCGGCCAGAACCGGGCCAGATTGCAAAACATCACCGATGGAATCACCCTTCTGCTGGGAACGTCGGAAGATGCTGGGACTGCCAACCAGACCCTTCGCGGTGCGATTGTAGGCCATTTCACGCTCTCGGCGCAGAAAGTGCTGGAAGTGCAGCAGCAGGCCGAAAATTCACAATCTGACGTAGGTTTCGGAATCGCCTCCGGCTTCGCAACAGAAGTTTATACCGTCGTACATCTTAGGAAGGTCAACTAACCATGCCCACAGATATGAAACACGTTGATCTGGCGTGGGTACTGGATGAACTCGTTCCGGAAGCCAAGTATCGCCACTCGCACTCTTACGACGCGCTGGTGGCTACTTGGACGGACGCTCGCCCCGTGCCAACCAAAGAACAGATTCTCGATAAATGGGATGAGATTCAGTCCCGCGAAGTTACCCAAGAACCCACTATTCAAGAGAAGGTCGACGCGCTTCTGGACAAGGAAGACGGCGATCCATCTAAGCTGACTACGGTTCTGGATAAACGTCGAAAACATCGCAACAAAACGAAACGCCAGTCGCCGCCCGGAAAGAACAAAACCAAACGACAACCCCCGACCAATGGAACGTAATTCCAATGGCCCCCTTTGAAATTGATGAAGACAGGTATTTGGCTCTTCAGTACTTGCTCCAAGAAACCAACAAGGACGTTAAAGAGCTTCTAGAGAACGACCGTGATAAGGAAGCACGACTTCGGGGGCTAGAGCGCTCTGTGGCACTGGTGTTTGGGGGCCTGACGGTCGCGGCTGTAGTCGCACCGTTTGTTCTTTGATGCCATGAGTAAGAATACATCTGCTGATTCCATCCTTAAGGCGCTTCACGCCGTCCTTGCGGACCATCTGAAGAGCCGCATTGAAAGCGCGGAGTCGCTGGACGCTGTTCCGGCTGCCGTGCTGAAAGAGGCGCGTGAGTTCCTTAAGGACAACGGGATCGACGCTGACGGTATGAACAACCAAGACTTAAATGGTCTAGCTGCCAGCCTGCTCGGGAAGGACACCGATGACGACGCGGATCGCATCCCCTTCCCGGTAAACACACAATCCGGCTAAGCAGGAGTAATGACACAATCGAATAGCAACCCCCTGTGCGACTTTAGGAACTTCCTGTGGCTCGCATGGCGACACCTGAGCCTGCCCAATCCGACGCCCATTCAGTACGACATTGCCTACTGGCTTCAGAACGGCCCGCGACGCGCCATCCTTGAGGCGTTTCGCGGTGTCGGCAAAAGCTGGATTACGTCGGTGTTCGTGGCGTGGCTTCTGCTGATGGACCCGCAGGTGAAGATTCTGGTGGTGTCCGCGTCCAAGGAACGCGCCGACAACTTCACCACCTTTACCCAGCGGCTGATTCGGGATATGCCGGTGCTTCAGCATCTGACGCCCGGCCCCAATCAGCGCAACTCCAAGGTCAGCTTTGACGTTCGAGGCGCACGCGGCGACCACGCCCCCAGCGTGAAGAGCGTCGGCATCACCGGCATGCTGTCCGGTTCGCGTGCAGACATCATCATTGCTGACGACGTTGAGATTCCCAACAACTCGCTAACCCAAACGCTCCGCGACCGGCTGGCCGAGGCCGTCAAAGAGTTCGATGCGATCATTAAGCCGGGCGGACGGATCATCTTCCTTGGGACACCCCAAACGGAAATGTCCCTCTACAACGTGCTGCCCAAGCGAGGGTACAAGGTGAAGATCTATCCGGCCCGCTATCCGCAGCCCGAGCATGCGCATCCGGAGATGGCGAATCTGCTGGCGGAAGCGATGGTGTCCACCCCAGAGATCGCCGGGCATCCCACCGACCCCGACCGATTCTCTGACCTGGACCTGCTGGAACGTGAGGCGTCCTACGGGCGCTCGGGCTTTGCCCTTCAGTTCATGCTGGACACGTCCCTAAGCGACCGCGATATGTTCCCGCTGAAGACGGCGGACATGGTGGTGATGGGACTCAACAGTGACGTGGCCCCCGAGAAGGTTGTGTGGGCCAGTAGCCCCGACTTGATCCCCAAGGAACTGCCCAACGTCGGCCTCAACGGCGACAAGTGGTATCGTCCCATGCAGACGCGGGGCGACTGGATTGACTATGAGAGCAAGATCATGGCCATCGACCCGTCCGGGCGAGGCGCTGACGAGCTTGCTTGGTATGTCCTGGGCTACCTGAACGGCCAGATATTCGTGATCGACGGCGGCGGAACGGTTGAAGGCTACGCCGACAACGTTCTGAAGCTGCTGGCCAAGAAAGCCCATGAGTTCCAAGTGGATCGCGTGGTCTATGAGAACAACTTCGGCGACGGCATGTTCGGGAAGATTCTTCAGCCGGTCCTGAATCGGGTGTACCCGGTGACGCTTGAGGAAGTCCGACACAGCACGCAGAAGGAAAAGCGCATCATCGACACCCTTGAGCCGGTCCTGAACAGCCACCGGCTGGTGGTCAACGACAAGCTGGTGCAGAAGGACTACGACTCGACCAAGCATATGCCCGAAGAGTCGGCCCACCAGTACATGCTGTTCTACCAGCTTACCCATATCACGCCCGAGCGGGGCGCACTGCGGCACGATGACCGGGCAGACTGCCTGGCGATGGGCGTCAATCACTTTGTCGAGATCATGAACCGGGACGTTGACGAGGCGATGGAAGACCGCAAGAACGATCTGTGGGAAGCCGAGTTTGAAGAGTTCTTGGCGGACGCTGGTGCGTCCCCTCGCCGCCCCAAGCAGGCCCAATGGATGCGTCTGTAAGACGGAGCCTTGGAGCCGCTCTGTGGGTCACTGTGACCGTTTTGTGGCTTGGGGGAGCCTATTCGTGCCAACTCCCCAACTGATCCGCAGTTAGAACAGTGTGCGCCGCTGGCGGTCAATTAAGTGCCACTCTAGGTACAACCCCGTTGTGCCTCCCCTATAGAGACTCATAGAGATACCTAAAGGATTCCTTATGACATCCTTTAGGTATCACTATGCGGTCCCATAGCAATGTCCTTCTATGTCTACCCCCACTTCCCCACCAAATAGGAAGGCCGATTGAAGACACCGACTACGCGGGGCTTCTATGGCCCCATCTCGATAAAACGGGTGCAGCGGCTCTCCGAAGAGACGCGGGGCATCCTAGACGGCATGGAACGGATTACGTTCTACCTCGATGACCTGTATCCCAAGGGTTCATGGGGACGGGACAACGAATGGTGGTGGCTGGCCAAGGACGGCCCGGCGATCATCGCGTTCAGCGGTATGGTCCGCAGTTCGGCGGAACCCACAACGGCCTACCTGTGCCGCTGCGGCGTCTTGAAGCCGTGGAGAGGCCGGGGGCTGCAAGGAAGGATGCTCAAGGCCCGTGAACGGCACGCCCGCAAGCTGGGCTTTAAGTGGCTCGTAGCGGACACAGCCCACCCCACGTCCATAGCCAGCAGCAACAACCTGATTAAAAACGGGTTCCGGTTGTACGACCCGCCTTTCTATTGGGGAACGGAAGGTGCGCTGTACTGGCGGAAGCGTCTACGACAAGGACCAAGCAATGAACAAGAGTAACCCCAAGTACCGCCCCAGCCAGCATCGCCGCGAAGCGGAAATACTGGTTCGCATGGCGGAAATCCAAGATGGACGCCGTATCCACCCGCAGGCTCGGGAAGGCGCGGTGCGCTCGATGGAAGCGCAGATCAAGCACGACAACGGAGAAGACCACTAATGACGCTCCAGAAAATGGCCAACGGCCTTCCACTGCCAAAGCCCGACGTGGACAGCAACGCCCGCAGTTCGGTTCGCTACTGGCTCACCGTCAAACCCCATGCTCTCATTCTCGGCCACAGCCTCAACAGCGGCCGTGTGGCCGTGGATAAGACGCTGTGGGAGAACCTTGACGGCAACGAACGCTGGTACGTCCGTTACATGATGCAGTTCGACCAAGACCTTCACCAAGAGGGCACGCAGTCTGAACGCAAGGTGATCGCCGTGGTTCCGGTCAACGCCGCCGAGTTCGTGCTGGCGAATTGGCAGTAATACGTTATGCGTCATGATTTCTACATCGACACGCTGTATCAGACGGTGTGCCTGGTGTTCATTGGCTACATCCTTCTGGTTTTGATTCTGTCGGCGATGGTGGTTTAACGCCGCCCACCGACCCCGGCTCGCTGCGCTCGCCGTCGCGGTGGGTTGGTCTAGTAAACGGCAATGAGGGTTCTGTTAATGATTCCCCGAGTTTGTGCAACATGCCGCCACGGCACGTTCGCAACGCCAAATGAGGCACTGGGCAAGTGCCGACTCCGAAAGATTCTGGATGAAGAGCGTGACTCCGACACCAAGGAAGTCAAATCGACGCGGGTGTTGAGTTCGTCAACCCTGGCTGATGAAAGCTGTGACCAATGGGAAGTGAGGCTGATTGATGCCCTACCGAATGTCTGACCGCGAGATCGCGGACCTTCTGGCGTCTCTGGTGAGCCGCACGGCCCGCTCACGGACTCAGCATGCTGTCCAGCAGTATGTCCTTCGTACGGCAAGCACGATTCCCGGCGAGCCGGTGCACGACAGCGATCTGGCGGATCGGATTCGTCAACGCTTGCAAGAGAACAATCCGGATGCCTAATACGCCGGCGATACGCCAAGGCGACTGTCTGGAAGTTATGAAGACGCTAGCCAACGACTCCGTTGATCTGGTCTTCACGTCCCCGCCCTACGAAGACGCCCGCACCTACGGCATCGACTACAAGCTTAAGGATGACGGGTGGGTATCGTGGGCGATCCCCCGCTTTGAAGAGTGCCTGAGAGTCAGCCGTGGGCTGGTCGCATGGGTAGTCGAAGGGAAGACCCGACGCTACCGCTATTCGCTGACGCCTATGAAGTTGATGCTGGCCCTCAATGAACGGGGCTACTGCGTCCGCAAGCCCCCGGTCTTTCACCGGGTCGGTATTCCCGGCTCAGGTGGTCCGGATTGGCTGCGGAATGACTATGAGTTCATCGTCTGTGCGACCCGCGAGCGCGGGCGGCTTCCGTGGTCGGACAATAAGGCGATGGGATCGCCGCCCAAGCACGCTCCGGGTGGGCCTATGTCGCATCGGATGCCGAATGGACGCCGGGTGTTGCGAAAGACTACGACGCCCGGCAAGGACGGCTATATGGAACAGGGCTACTCCCCGCCTGCCAAGACCAATCCCGGCAACGTCCTAAGCCATTCTGTAGGCGGCGGGAAGATGGGCCATCCTCTCGCCCATGAGAACGAAGCCCCGTTCCCGCTTGCCCTGGCCGAGTTCTTTGTCCGCAGCTTCGCGCCACCCGATGGAACCGTCCTTGATCCTTTTGTCGGCAGTGGGACCACGCTACAGGCGTGCGCGGAAGCCGGACGGAACGGCCTTGGGATTGATCTGAGGGAGTCTCAGGTTGGTCTGAGTGCGCGTCGGCTGGCCAAAGATGCGTGTCCGTTCTGTGGCTTCGCGTTTAATCATGAATCCCTTGGTAAGTATGGCTGTCCGAATTGCGAAGGTGACCCGGACGCCGAAAAGGAAGGATGATCGATCCAACATCTACCGTCCTGTCACTGTGCGACCTAACGGGCGTCATGGTGAAACCTTGGGCGGACGCTGGATATCGGTGCATCTGCGTTGATATTCAAGAGCCGGATGACGACTGTGTTCACCACCCCCAACATTGAACACGTCACGGCCGACATTAAGGACTACCTGCCCCCACTGGCCAACTACATGGCAGCCTTTGCGTTCCCACCGTGTACGCATACAGCGGTGTCCGGGGCAAGGTATTTCCAGAGCAAGGGGCCAGAGAGGGCTGCTGAAGCCTTCGCGGTGATCGCCCGGTGTGATCGCCTGATCCGATGGACAGGCGCACCTGGGTTCTTTGAGCAGCCTGTGTCTACTGCTTCAACGTACTGCGGCAAGCCCGACGTTACGTTCAATCCGTGTGACTTTGCCGGGCATCTGTACGATCCATCCTTCGATGCGTACAACAAGAAAACCTGTCTATGGACCTACGGAGGCTTCAAGCTGCCGTCCGTGCGGCCCGTTGAGCCGGTATCGGTGTGTAAGCAGGGCAGTTGGGTACAGAAGCTGGGCGGAAAGAGCGAGAAGACAAAGAGGCTGAGAAGTGCTACTCCGCAGGGGGCTCGCTGAGGCGGTCTTTCGGTCGCTATCGTAACGCTTCCGGGACGTAATGACACCAGATTTCCACTGAGAGCCTTGAGTGGCTCTCTCAGAGCTTCCATTCGTTACCCTGGGGTATCGGTGGGGTAAATCTCAAGGCTCTGAGAGGGCTTCTCAGGGCTTCTGTGAGGGTGGCGACATTTTGGTGCAGATTTCTCTGCGCCTTATCGCTACTGACCGGAGCGAACTTCCCCCCTTGACGGCCCTGGGCGATCCGAATGGGCACAGATTCGATCCCAGGGGTACGCTGTGACACAATTTCAGGCACAGCCGATGCCGATTCTGGTATTTTTGTTGCTGTTGCTGTCGGATAGTGTGTCCGATGGCGCGGATGGTGCGCCCGTTGCTGGCCAATGGCGAGCTTGGATGTGGTGCGATGGTATTGATATTCATTTATCAATTAATCATTTCATCTATTTTTGTCGGTTTGCGCTTGTCGAAACGATACAGTAGTGTTACCATCCGCGACATGAGACACTGCAAACCATCCGCCCGCGATCCGCCACCATCGGCTACCCTCTGCGCATACTGCTACCTTCCCGTATCACTACGACACCGAACACACCAACCTGGAGCAATCAACCATGGCCACCATCACTACACACGACTCAACAGCAATCACGCGGACACACTTTGACGAAGATCGGCTACACCGGCGCGCCGTTGAATCGCTCTGCGACAGTCGCCGCGATGGATGCCGCACTGATTATGTCCCCGGAATAGATCCCTCGCGCTGGGCGGATGACGCGCTCAAGGCGCACGATGCTCTGTACAGCCTGTTTGGCGGCGCGAGCCGACTTGAGATCGATCTCTCGCGCATCGGCGATCTGCTCAGCGACGACGACATCAACGCGATCGCATCGTTGGCGCTGCATGGCACAGCGTTCCGGCTTGCCGATGAACTCTATGCGCTGTTGGTCAGTCGCCCCAGCAGCATCGAATGCCGGCGGCAACAGAAGCATGATCTAGCTCTATCGCCGAGCAGCGCCCAGAACCTCGCGATATACGCGCGTCTGCGCGAGAATATCCGCTTTGCCGAGCTTAGCGAAGGATATACACCAGAGGCGATCCGCAAGTGTGGCGAACTGGCTAGCGAACTGTTTCCGCACGATGAAGCACTGACGCGTACCCACATTCAGAACCTGGATTGGCTCTGGTCGGGCATGGTCGGGCGAATGAAGATCGGCCGCAAAGTGTCACGCATGAATCTACCGCAAGACGTCAAGTTTGCGGCCGAAGATGTCGCGAGATTCGCGCGAACTGTCGACGCGATCCGCGCGTTGTTTCGTAAAGGTTCGCCGCGCTATCGGGTCGCCATCAGCGGCGAGCCCCATCGAATGCTGGACTTGGGCGACATGCGATGCGATGCGGGGAGCTGCTACAACGCTGGGCATGAATTCGGCGGCGCGCCTGTTGTGTTGGCGCAGTCGCCGAACAGCGTTGTGCTGCTGCTGAAAGAATACGATCCAGAGCGTGTCCAGACTTACCACAGCAGCTCGGGACTGCCGTATGAGAGCGACAACAATCCAGTTGTGGCGCGCGCTTGGGGCTTCGTCGAAGAGGACACCGCAGCGTTTAGTAATGTCTACGCGCGAACTCTGCGCGGAGATAAGCCCACCGCGATCGCTGCCTTCTTGGGCGCGCTCAAGGCTGTTCACCAAGATTTGGACCTGACAGCGCCGCGATTCGATTTCCGCGCCCGCGCTCAATACACCAACGGCGATGCGATCGTGTTGCGAACGGCAGCAGACGCGCGTTTTTCAGGCTACATCGCGCCGATCAACGATGACGGCGTGGACATGGATGCCGGATCGGTCATCGCGCACTGTGAAGACTGCGGCGCGGCAATTCACGCCGATGACGTTCACTGTCTAGAAATAGAGGCAGGCGTTCACGTCTGTGAAGCGTGCGGCGAGTCGTATGTCTATTCTGAAATCGAAGATCGGCATATACCCGATGACGAAGCGGTTGAATATTGGGAATACACGCGCCTCGGGTCGATGCGCTCTGTGATCGACTACGCACCAAGCAGCGCGCCGTATATCATCGAGACCTACAACGGCGACTATTGGCTAGAGCGGGACACCCTGGAACTGGCCGACGGCCGCCGCGCGCCGCAATTCGACGAAGACGTTATCCAACTGACCGACGGAGAACACGCACTGATGGAAGATGCAGTGTTCGATGAGGAACTCGGCGAATATCGCCTTGCATCCTAATCCTAGTAGCATCGGCGGCGCGTCTGCATCATCATCATCATTACTACTAACCACAAACAAAGAGGATAAATTGATTATGAATCTTCCCGATAAATACGCGGGGCGCATGCTGCGACACTTCATGACTGAAAGTGAGCGCGGCATCGTTAATCAGTTCGCCAAGCTGCCGCACGCCGAACGTGTCCCATGCGACAGCTATACGGGATGTCGGGCCGATGCTGTTTATGTCCCCGGATCGCGCGCGGATCGGGTGTTGCTGGTTGCGCATTACGACACCGTATGGGGCAGATCGAAAATCCGATTGCTTCAGCGCGGATACATTCTGTATTCGGGGCGGAAGCGCGTTGGAATCGGCGCGGATGATAGGGCGGGTATCACTGCGCTCTGGCTCTTGCGACACCTGGATGGTCACAGCCTATTGATCTTGCCCGCTGAAGAATGCGGATGTTTGGGCGCTCATGCTGTCGCCGATGCGATGCCTGAAGAATTGGCGCGCCATCAGTTCGCGATGCAGTTCGACCGACGCGGCGACCGGGATATCGTGACGTATGATTGCGACAATCCTAAGTTTGACTGTTATCTCAAAGAAGCGCTTCCGGGATACAAGCTAGCGGATGGATCGTTTAGCGACATCTCTGTGTTGTGTCCAGAAGCGCGCATCGCAGGCGCTAACGTGTCTATTGGCTTCGAGCATGAACATACACCTTTTGAGCGTTTGGATGTGCTCGATTTTTTTCGCACGGTGCAACTGGTGCGCACTCTGTTAAGGCGGCGCAAACTGAAGCGATGGGCATACGTCGAGTCGCCGCACAGTTATGGACGTTTCATGCGGCAATTCCGCGCCGCGCCAGCGGACGCCACTAGCGTTGACCCTTGGGATATTGACTGTGAGCCTAACGCATCGCCACACTATGACGGTGCAGACAGCCTGTTTCCCCACTGGTGCGACGATTGCGCCATGGCATGGTGCGATGGCGAGTACGAAAAAGACCCGGACGGCATCCCGCGATGCCCCGATTGCAACGCGGGATTGATCTAAATGGTGTAGCCATGTCGAACCACAATTGAATAGCTATCGCCAGGGCGCTTGAGCATCAGCTTAAGCGCCCTTTTCAATGCGACTCTGGCGAACTGCCCCCTATCCATGCCTGTCACAGATCGGCCATTGTGTTTCGCCCTAGGCAGACCACAAGCAGACCTGGGCGGACGGCTCCCGAGCTGCTTGACCCACAAAGCCACACGAGAGCTTCTCTACGCTTTCGCGTTGTTACCCTACCGATGGGTCGGGTCAATCTGTAACGCATGCGGCGCAATTCTACGGCAACTGTGAGCAAACCTAAAATCTGCCATATTGGCATTGACTGCCATCTTGGCAGCGCCTAGAATATTTCAGCGTTGAGTCTCACTCTCAACGCACCCGGCTCACTAAAGATACCTTCAGGTCTGGTTAGGCAGGGGCCGAGCCGAGCCGACCTTAACCGGCCGAGTCTATGCCAAGAGCGCCACCAAAAGTGACCATCCGCATCCTCGATAAACGGCGGGTACTCCCTGCTCGCAAATCTACCATTGACATAGACGCCGACCAAGTATTAGGGTGTCGTTAGGTGTGGAGAAAGGCCAAGCGGAAGGCAAGGCGTCGGCGCTAACCGGAGCCAGCGACACACCCCCCGAAATTGACAGTGAGAAAGAGCAGGTGATTCTATGTCCGGACATTGGTGTGTTTTCAAACAGTTGTTTGGTGGACGTGTTGAAATCCATGCGGAAAGGTGGCCCGATGAGCCACCAAGATTTGAGATCGAGGAACGATACGCCAACGATATTTGGTATAATAGCGTTCAGTGGGTCGGGAAGGTTCGGATAGCCCTAGGCTTTCGGAGAACACCGCGAAGGCCGAAGGCAACATCAACGGTATTGAGGGAGATAAAGAACGATCATGACGCCGCCCAGGCCGAAAAGGACCGCCAAGCCGCAGCCGAAGCGGCCCATGAAGACCGCATGGCGGACTGGCGTAATTCACTCCGCGAATAGGTAATTCTTATTGGCCGATGGGTTTCATCATGCGCGCATTACTCTGCGAAAGGAAGGTTACTGTATTATGGCGAAACGCCGTGGAAACAAATGGCAGGCCGACATAACGATTGATGGACAGCGGTTCCGCCAGACGTGTGACAGTGAAGACGAAGCGATTCTCAAAGAGGCCCAAATACTCTCAGATGTTCGTGCTGGTCGCACGCCCGATCTGAACAGCCGACCGGGACCACGAGGAACGATACGGCGCACCGGCAGACGCTCGGCGGCGACACTCACCGACTTGCTGTGGCTGACTTACCGCACCTGCTGGGCGGGCACTCGCAATGAAGATGACGCCTTCAAGAACGCCAGCGATTGCGTAGAGGCGCTGGGCGGGGACCGCCATCCGGCGCATATCACCACCGACGATGTTGACGAGATGGTGGCAACGTGGAGCAAGGCCACCACCTGGTCCAACAGCACCATTAATCGGAAGCTGGCGGCCCTGAGCAAGATGCTGACAATCGCCGAAGAGCGGGGCGTGATACGCCGGAAGCCGGTACTGCGGCGGCGTCGGGAACCCAATCATCGCCTGCGGGTTCTGTCGGACGCCGAAGAGCGGCAGTTGCTGGACCATTTGATCGCCACCGGACGCCATGACGTAGCCGACTTGGTTATCATCCTGTTGGATACCGGGCTGCGGCTGGGCGAGGCTCTGGCGGTCCGATGGGCCGATTACGACGAGGGATGGATTCGCGTGTGGGCCAGCAAGAATGATCGTCCCCGGTCCATTCCGACCACCAAACGCGCTCGCGTGACTCTTAACCGACGCCAGGCCGAATACGGAAAGGACCATGACGGGCCGTTCACCATGCTGACGCCTTGGGCCGTCACGCGGGGCTGGAATGATGCCCGAGATGAGCTAGGAATGGACGGAGATAAACAGTTCGTTCCGCATGCCTGTCGGCACACGTTCGCTAGTCGGCTGGTGAGGCGAGGCGCTCCGCTGGAAACCGTCAAGGAACTGCTGGGCCACCGAAGCATCAGCATGACGCTTCGTTACGCGCACTTAGCGCCAAAGAATCTCAAGGACGCCACGGCGCTGCTTGACACAATGCCGCAGTTGGTGTCTTATTCCGTGTCCGAAGCCACGTATTGAGGCACAAATCGGTTCCTCACGACTAGCCGGTGTGGCGGAATTGGCAGACGCGGCGGATTCAAAATGAGTCGGCCGGTCGGCTAAACGCCTACCACCTACGTCCTGTGTCCGATTCTGTGTCCATCGTGGCCAAACCCCGGCTTCAGCCGCCTCTGGTTGACTTCGGGGTTTCCCTTGGCCTAGAATGTTACTCAACAGTAACGCTACCTTATCGAAAGGCATGCCTATGGCGATCCCATCGCTGGCCAATGACCCGCACGCCCACCCGCCTGTGTCCGTCCGTGAGGACCACCCGCCCTACGTCGTCAAGGTTTACGCGGACTACGAGAGCCGCCGAGGGACCAGCCCCACCGACCACTTCTACACCATCGAAGGCTGGGACCCCGTCGACCCCAAACAGAGACATAACGAAATCTACGACTCAGAGGCCCACGGCAAGCGCTGGAAGCGCCAGCGGACGGCTGAGCGCCACGGCCTCCAGCACGCCCGCCGACTGGCCGGGACCAATTAAGTGCCCCTCTAAGCCTGACCAATTAAGTGCCCCTCTAGGTACATCCCCCTTTGCTCCCCACCTAAAGAGAGCTTTAAGACCACAAAAGGAGTCCTAATGAATCCAGTGGCCACCCCTTGTGATAACCCCACGCCCTCCCTTCAGGAATCTCTGGAAACCGAGATGCTCAGTGAGGGCATCTCTAAGTACCGCCGTGATGTTCAAGAGATGAAAGAGAAGGGGAGTGAATCAGAGACTCCCTACGGCATCAAATTGATGCGGCTGGCTATCGAGCCGCTGGCCAAGCGCATCCAAGAGTTCATTGACGACGCCGAGAGCGGACGCCCCGGACGGCGGCATATTGCTTATCGCTACCTGAAGCAGTTTGACGCCGACGTGTCCGCCTACATTATCTCCCGTACTGTTCTCTCTTCCATCTCTCAACCTACGCCCCTCACGGAGATGGCTACCAAGGTGGCCAGTAACCTTGAGGATGAGGCCCGGTTCCAAGTGTTCCGAAAGGCCGACAAGAGGAACTACGCGAACACGCTCCGCGACCTGAATCGACGGACCACACACGACCGACACCGTAAGGCGGTACTGCGGTACGCCATGAGCCGCCACGACATCGGCTGGGAGGCTTGGCCGCAGAGTGACTGTATTCACCTGGGGCGGCAGTGCGTGGACCTGTTCGTACAATCCACGGGGTTTGTTGACACCATCCGGCAGAAGGTCGGTAAGAACAAGACCGCCAACTTCATCGTCGCCACTCAGGCCACGATGGACGCCATACGAGACAAGAACGCCCGGTGTGAGTTGTTCCAGCCGGTTCTACGTCCGATGGTGGTTCCGCCCGTTGACTGGACAACGCCCACGAACGGCGGCTACCTGACCGAGCATCTGAGCATGCCGCTGGTGAAGACCCGCAACAATCACTATCTAGAAGAGCTTCGTAACACGGACATGCCCGAAGTGTACGACTCAATCAACGCTCTTCAGCAGACGCCCTTCCGGATCAAAGAGCCGGTGTTAGAAGTCATGCAGCACCTGTGGGACATCGGCTCCGATCTAGGCAATCTGCCGCCTCAAGAGCCGCGCCCGTTGCCGTTGTGTCCGGTGTGTCACCAGTCCGTTGAGAGCGACAAGGGCAAGCACGCCTGTTTTGCGGACGGTGAAAACAACAAGAACGCTCACTGGAAGTGGAAACGAATGGCGGCGGAAGTGTACAGCCTTCGGACCCGCGACTCCAGCCACTGCGTTCAGACGTTCGCAATCATGGAGATGGCGCGCCGTTACTCCAAGTATCCGGCGTTCTACTTTCCCTATCAGCTTGATTTCCGTTCGCGGGTCTACGCGGTTCCCCGCTATCTCAACCCGCAAGGGCCGGATACGGCCAAAGGGCTTATTGAGTTCGCCAACGGGAAGCCCCTAGGCAGCAAGATGAGTGTGTTCTGGCTGGCTGCCCACGGTGCGAATTGCTGGGGATATGACAAGGTGAGTCTGGAAGATCGTGTCCGGTGGACTCAGGCCAACTCCGACGCCATCATGGCGGTGGCGTCCGACCCCTACGAGAACAAGTGGTGGGCCGACGCGGACGGCGGCGAGAAGGCGTGGCAGTTCCTGTCCTTCTGCTTTGAGTGGGCCGGGTATCTAACGGACGGCTTGGACTTCGTTACGCGGCTTCCGGTGTCCATTGACGGAAGCTGTAACGGGCTGCAACACTTCAGCGCGCTGCTGCGGGACGAAGTGGGCGGAAAGGCCGTGAACCTGATGCCCAGCGATGAGCCTGCGGATATCTACCAGTCGGTTGCCGACGAAGCAACGGCTATCCTATGCGCGCATCGTGACGCTAGCGTAACGGACAGTGACTACGACGGTGATCCCAAGCTTGCTGCACAGTGGTTGGAGTTCGGTGTGGACCGGAAGATCACCAAGCGGCCGGTCATGATCGTTCCCTACGGCGGCTCTCCGTTCGCTATTCGTCGCTACGTTCTGGATGAGATCAAAGAGCAGATTGAGAGCGGCAAGGCAGAGAACGTGTTCGGGGAGTCTGATCTGTTCCCGGCTGCGTGCTACCTGTCCAACGTTATCTGGCAGGCTATCGGCAATGTCGTGATAGCTGCCCGGTCGGCGATGGACTGGCTTCAGGAAGCGGCGGAAGCTGCCGCTGATGAAGGACTGCCGATCACTTGGTCAACCCCCGCCGACTTCCCGGTGCTTCAGGCGTACCCCGAGACGCAATCCCGCACGATCAAGACCAAGGCGGGCGACCAGTTTATCAAGATGACGCTGCGGGAAGACACGGATCGGATTGACAAGCGCAAGCAGGCCCAAGGGGTGTCGCCCAACTTTGTCCACAGCCTGGACGCGGCGGCGCTTCAGATGACTGTGAATGAGGCGAGACGGCGAGGCATTGAATCGTTCGTCATGGTGCATGACAGCTACGGCACGCTGGCTACCGACATAGAAGAGCTTGGCGACGTGACGCGCGAAGTGTTCGTGGACCTGTATGAGAACCATGATGTTCTCGCGGAGTTTCGGGAAGACGTGCTGCCGATCATTGACGATTCCGAGAAGTCACTGCCTCCGATTCCGCCCAAGGGTGATCTGAACATCCGCGAAGTGCTGGATTCGGATTTTTTCTTTGCATGATCGCTACGGTTGCGTAGCGTTACAGAGTCGATTAAGTGCCACCCTAGGACTACGCGGTTCTAGCACCACGAGAAAGGACCACTGCATG